AATCTCCCATCGAATACACATCCGATACACTCAATGAGGGGCCATAATTTAAAATGGATTTAAATCAATTTATGAGAAGACTTAAAGAAAAGTCTATTCATATGACAAGAGGTGAAAACAATGGTAAAACGTTGGATTAATAGAAAAGAAGTAAAGGAACTGTTTAAGGTAAGCCCAGCAAGGCTTAAGAAACTAGCCCAATTAAATTTGGTAGAAACTAAGACGGAAAGTGGAAAAAGGGGGCGACCGAGTATATTATACAATACTGCTCAATTGCGAAATTTTCTCAAGAATAGCGAACCACAACGTAAAGCATTACTAAATATCGTACGGGGGGTCTTGCCCTCAAATGAGGAAAATTTGAAGGCTTGGTCGGCAATTGTAGAAAAAACAGCAGATTTATCGTATACTAAACCATTATCTATTGTTGAAGAAGCACCTGAAGAAAAGGTTAATCATCCGGCTTACTATAATACAGGTAGTATTGAAGTAATTGATGCTATTGATGATTGGGGATTGGACTTTAGCGCAGGTAATGTTGTGAAATACGTTGTTCGTGCGGCACATAAGAATAATCAACAAGAAGATTTAGAAAAGGCTATGTGGTATATTCAACGCTTGCTTGGTTAAAACCAAGTAACGTGTATTCCACGACAGTTAAGCACAAACTTGGGTGAAAGCACACTTGAGGCTTATTAGGTGAAAACTGAAAGGTTAAAGGTGATTAAGTTTAGTAGCCCGAACCGTGTGATTCTGGTTCAAAAGCAGGTGGAGGCCTGTATAATAGCGAAAATTGCCTCAAGACTGAAACAGGTCCACACAATAGACGCTCGCGGTATAATATACAATAGGGCCATTGGCGCAGTTAGGTAGCGCATCGGGCTTTTAAGGGGTTTATCGAATAATAAGGAGAAAATCTTTTCCGTACATCGAGATAGTAGTTTCAATTATTTGGTTGTTTCCACTATGAACTTCTTTCCTCGAAGATACCCGATGGTCGTGGGTTCAAATCCCACATGGCCCTCCTATTCAAAAACATCACATCTTTCCTGAGCATGAAACAAAAGGCTCAATCCTACTCTTTAGAGCAAACTAAAGGTGAGTCCCAACCTCTACCGAATAGACTTAAAATATGGTATTAATAAAATAAATTTAAAGAAATACTTTAAGCACCTCGGTCTTGATTGATGCAGAGCCTTAAGGTATTTATATTAAAAAACCATCCTGAATATGATGCTTCATTTTTTTGAAGAAAGTGTTCTATATACGCGGGGTTTCCAGAGTGGTCAAATGGGAGAGGCTTAAGACCTCTTGGATAATCCTTCGCAGGTTCAAATCCTGCACCCCGCACCAATTCTTAAAAGGACAGTTAGCACAGTCTGGAAGTGCGCCACGCTCATAACGTGGTAGTCATTGGTTCAAATCCGATACTGTCCATTAACGAGGCATAAATATGAGAAATATAATTTTATTTGAGAAAATATTAGATAAAATGGGCGAAGTAAACTCATTTGATGTTAGATACCAATTAATAATTAGTTGGTGTGTAACATGATATGTTTTAAATGTAAAGAAGAAATGTTTTGTATTGAGACCTTTACTCAAGGCCAACAATCAATAGTGGGCTTTGAGTGTAGACCCTGCAAAATAAAGTATGAGGTGAAGAACAATGCCAATGTGTAAAAAATGTTCTTGCACCCGATTTATTGGGCATGGTAACAAAGTATATTGTGTTAATTGTAATGAGGTGATAAAATGGCTGAATTAAATGACCATCAAGATAGTGAACATTTTTTATATGATAAATCTTGGAAAGAAATTGAAGATATGTTAGACGATGCCGAACGTCGGTTAAACTATCATCTAACTAAAATCAGTCGAAAGAACATTTCTAAGAAACAACAAGTTTATCACTTGAGGAACTACAAGGCTCTTCAAGGGGTAATCAAAACACTTCGATGGGTATTGGGTGACATTAGCATTCAAGACCCATTAGAATAAAAAGGTGAAAAAAATGAACGTAGAAGAAGTAACAATAATTGTGGCTATGGTTATGTCCGTAATGCCAGTAATGTGGATTGCCTATCTATACTATAGATTGGAAATCAATAAACTAAAACTTGCTGTTAAGATTGAACAGACACGTTCTGAAACAAATTTAGTAGTTTCGGAAACAAAGCCTACACTATTCCCTGAACAGGAGTAATGTAGCAATTTGGGCATATAATGTAGTTTGGAAATCATTTTGGCCTTCTAAGCCGAGAACAGGGGTTCAAATCCTCTTATGCCCGCCAAACTAAAGAAAAAGAGATGAATAGAATGATGAATGAACAGACAGAAAAAAGAACACTTGAATTTAATTGTATCAGAGTTTATGATTTAAGAAGACTAACTGCAAATCCAACCACAGATTCATATGTGGTTTCATATCATTTGCAGAAAAGAATTGATACACATACTTTATGTGGATATAAAACAGATACATGGAGAAAGACAGGTAAATGGATTAATGCCAGTGAAGCCTTATTTGTGGATTCTCCTACGGAGAGAGACTCAATTTGTTTCAGATGTTTGAGACTTTGGGCAGTTAAAAATCGACTCCAATACCCTCGGCTATGGATGACTGGTCGAATTGAAAATGAAGAATATCGAAATGAACATTCAGGATTTCGAGTTAAAGAGAAGTGATGATAAATGAGAAGAATGAATAAAGAAACAGCAGGTGTATATGCAACATATAATTGCCAATTGTATTTTAATGTAGAAAATGTAGATAAAGAACAAGTAGTAGATTGGTGGATTAAGCATGGAACGATGTATTTGAAACTAAAAGACGATAGTGTTATTACTATTGACGGTGGTGATATTGAAATAGATTACGGGTGGCCTATGTCTGAATGTGAATATGATATAGACTTTATCGAATTAGAGGTGCATGACTAATGAGCGTAGTAGAATTTAGAATAATTAATGATATGGGATTGCCTCCTATTGTTATAACCATGAATGACGATGATGAGGTAAAAGTAGTATTAAATACTTATCACCGATTATGGCTTTCTTTGAATAGAAAACTTATTGGTGGAAGTGCAGAAGCATTGTTTGAAAAGATTGACATGATTTTATCTAGTTATCTAGAAGAACAATATCGCTTTGAAAAAGAGGATAGGGATTTTAATGAAGTGTAAGGCTTGCGAAGGCGTAGGTTCATTTGAAGTCTTAGAAAAAGGTATCTCGTATAAGAATGCGTGTTATCTATGTGAAGGTGTAGGCGAAACTACTATTTGTAAAAAATGTAATGGTTTAGGAGAATTTATTTCTAATAATCGTTTTACTCCTTGTATGGCTTGCCGAGGCAACGGACACTCCCCAAAGATTGAATACGTGTGCCGACTATGCGATAATACGCGAGTAGTATATGTTGATAATAAACTTCCGTGGGAAGAAGACGCTATATTGGAAAAAGAAATGTGTGATTGTTCAATTCAAGAACACATGATTGATGAAAAAGGAAATAACACAAAGTATTTTTACGAAATACACAATGTAAGGAGGAATTATAATGGAGTTTGAAGAAGTATTACCTAGAAGGTCGTTGAAAGAAGGACGTTGGGATAAAATATTGAAAGCACGAATGATAGAGTTATCCGTAGCAGATAACTATGATGATTGTAAGCATGAATGGATTGTTACCGGCGAAACTTGGTATATTCCTTTTGTTGAAGAAGCGGGTATGGTTTTACCTGATTATCATAATGTTCATGCTCATGAATGTCTTTGTGGTCATCCTATTGTTTGGCATTTTGAGATTGAAAATACTGAGAATGGTCATAAGGATATTGTGGGTTCAGAACATATTGAATCATACATGGTCATTAGACATTTAGAGGCTAAGGGCATTGACCCTACTACTATTACTGAAGACATGATTGATAAGTGGGTTTCAGAACAAATTAAATCGCTTAAGGCTAAATGGTGGTGGGACTTGCATGGTGAACAATTTGAAGAATGGTTTGCTCATATTTCTGATTTAGATTTGCGTGTGAATGTTAGGCCTAAAGGTCGTCGTTGGGACTATTCAACTCGTCAATATGAAAATGAACACGTTATTCGTAAGCGAGCCGAAGGTAAGTTTGGACAACCCGGATATAAAATGGCTAGTATTGTTTGGCGATGGAATCATGAAGATAATACTCGGAATCAAAGAGATGGTCGAGGCTATCCTAATGAACGCTTGTGGAATGATTTACAAATGTTCTATATTACAGCACAGCGCCATATAACACGTCTTAATGAAGAGGATGAAAAAAGAGCAGCCCGGCTTGAACTTCTTAAGGAGCAAGAGCGTATAAATGAACTTGCTAGACAAGAGAGATTAGAGGCTAGTCGAATCTTTAGAGAAGAGGCTCGACAAAGAAGAGAAAAGAACGATGCAAAGGAAGCAGAATTAGATGGGGCGCGTGAACAAAAGCGACTCAATCGAGCAATTGCTGCTAGAATTAACAATGAAGGGGCAGACGAGAAGTTTTCCGATGCTTGTGAATACTATGACATTCCTACTTTCTCTGCTCAACTTGGTCATAATGATTGGGAGAGAACTTTTTTGTCTGATATGATTACACAACTTTCAGATGGAAAGGATTTGTCAGAAGCACAACTGAATCGGTTGCGAAAGATTGTAATTGATGAACCGTTACCTGCTACTGATAAGCAGATTTGGTATATTAAGAAATTAGCAGTAGATGGATATACTCCCCCGGAGGGATTAACTCGGACTGAGGCTAGTATTCTAATTAATGAATTAAAGGGGGGTGAATAATTATGTTTGGACTATGGACTTTATTAAAAGCTATTTTGAGTGTAATGGATGACACAATTGGTGAGTAAGATGTTTTATGTTGTATGGATATGTAAATCTGTGTCTTCTAATATGAAGAGTAAAAAGGCTTGTGGAAGGCATACTGTTGCTTATTCACTATTTAATCCTCTTTTAAATCCAAAGAAGATATTAAAGACTTGTGTTTGTGGAAAAAAGACTTCTGTGAGCGTGTTGAACAAAACTTTAGTCCCAATTATTTTTGAATCATCTAATGGTGCTAAAAAGTGGATGACTGAAGTAAATGAGTTTAATAATATTCTTCCAATGCAAAAAGTAAATCCTAATTACAATTATGTATGGAGATGTGTGCAATCGCCAAACGCACGTATAACTGCTAAGAAAGGGTGTTTGAAGTATCAGTATGCAAAATCAGAGGAAAATCCTTTGCTGAAAACTGAAAGGACTGTGAAAAAATGTTGGTATTGTAGTAAAAGGACCGTCATGAATATGAAAAGTGGGTCATTAATCCCAATGTTATTTGATAGTAGGCACCATGCTAAAAAATGGGTAAATACTATGAATTCATTAGAGGAAGTAGAAGAACCGATTGTCACAAATGAAACTATGGATATTCACACAGCAAAAATATATTCGGCTTTCGCTAGAGCAAATAAAAATAAAGATGGTTGGGTGTTAAAGCGAAATATTAGGGATTTGGCATTTGTTTATGAAAACATGGCCCATGCGTCTTTTTATAGACATTGGAAAAAGATTAGTGACGATTTTGATGTGATGAAAGATGGTAGAAATGTTCATATTAGAATGAAACGTATTAATACTGATGTTATGGTTTTGGAAAAAGATAATGAACATATTTCTAAGGAAGTATTAAAAATGATTAAAAAACTTAATAATGCAAAAAATGATAATTATGTGTTACGGAAACAAATAACAGAGTTAAAAGAAACAATAGACAAGTTAAATATAGATTTGCTTGATAAAGAGGCGACTAAAGAACAATGGACACCATTAGTTACGCAAACAGTAGCCGAGAATCAAATGTTGCGTTTAAGGATAAATGAATATGAAGCCCTCCTTAAACACTATGAACAGACTATGGCTGTGCTATTGGAGAGAATGATAACAGAACGGGGGGTCTTAAATACCCCTGTAACCACGGAAAATCGCGCCGAAAGCGGGGGAATCGTGGAAAGGGCGACACAAAATGAGGTGAACAAATGAAATTGAGAATTTTGAACGAAACCGGACATACTGAATTAGTAGTTAACACAAGCGAAGTAATTGACCAAATTAATGACCACCCGACACATTGGGTGTTTGTTGATGGCGAGATGGTTTCCCGTGAAACAGTTAATACTGTGAATTGGGATGAAGTCGAGCAAGTAGATTTAACCCCCGCAATTGTTGGTGGGTATTAATCTATGATGTGGGGAGAGGACAGTTAATTCTGTCCTCTCTTCATTTCTAAATAAATGGACTACTCTTCGGGGTAATCCATGTATTTTAATTTAGAGAGGGGGAAATTTGACAGAAAAATATAATTTTTTATCAATAGATGCTCTCGAAATGATTTTATCTCAATTGGGTTGGAATTATTCTAATTCTTTAAACGATATTATAGGTGAACATCAATCCTATTCTTTAAAGAGGATTCCATTCAGGGCGGATTTCTACCCACCCGGATGGAGATTAGCAGCATCTAAAAAAGCAATAATTATTTCTGATGGAGAAACAGAAATAGAATATAAAGGAGAACTATTTTATTCTCCGTGGGAAATCTTTGACCGATTTGGTGAAGATTCCCTGTTAGATATTAACAATTGGAACTTCATTGTTGAACGTCAATGGTTAATTAGGAAATTAAATGGAGATTGGGTGAAATCATTCACGTTATTAACGGAATGCCCATTCAGAACAGTAATAAGGTGTTAAAAATGTTACCAGATGAAAAACCGTGGGTGCAAAACCTACTACAACAACGATATTATCAAAAGGAAGAATCTACATGGCCGCAAATATGCCAACGTGTAGCGTCTTTAGGTAAAACGGCAGAAGATAAAGCAGCATTTTTTAATTATTTGCTACATTGTGATTTCCTACCTAATAGCCCGACATTGTTTAATGCGGGAACAGGTAAGGGAAATCTATCTGCGTGTTATGTATTACCAATGAAAGATTCATTAGAAGAAATTTTTGATTCTACTAAAAATACCGCATTAATCCATAAATATGGTGGAGGAACTGGGTTTGATTTTAGTAGAATTAGACCAGAAAATTCTCCGGTTGGTGGAACAAATCAAGTAGCATCAGGACCACTTTCATTTATGAGAGTTATTGATGCTAACACACAAGAAATCAAACAGGGAGGAAAGCGCCGTGGAGCAAATATGGCGGAATTACGTATTGACCATCCTGACATTATCAAATTCATTAAGATGAAGCATGAAGAAGGAACACTATCTAATTTTAATATTAGTGTGAGTGTTACTGATGAGTTTATGGAGCAATTTCAGAAATACCCTGATGACAATTTTGTTGCAAAGTGGAATGATGATTTTTTCCTCATTACTTTAGAAGACGATGAAGTTATTCCTGTTAGCCCTAGCACAGTTATAGAACAATCAGAAAAGACTAAGCATTATACCTATCGTCAAGTTTGGGATTTGATTGCTCAATCAGCATGGGAATGTGCAGACCCCGGTATTATTTTCATTGATAGGATTAATGAGCAAATGCCAGCAAGTTACTTGGCTTGTGAAGAATACCTAGAAGAAACTGGAGATGACTTAACTATACGCGCAACTAATCCTTGTGGTGAACAGCCACTTCCTGATTATGGTTCTTGTAATCTTGTTGCGCTAAACATTGGTAATTTCGTTATTAAGGGCCAAATGGATTGGAAGGCTCTTCAAGAAGCAATTAAGTATGCTTATCGTTTAGGAGAAGCCGTGATTGATAGTAATGTTTATCCTATTTCAGAAATCGAATCGCATAGTCGTGCGTATAGAAATATCGGAATCGGAGTTATGGGCTATGCTGATGCGTGTATTCTATTGGGTATGAAGTATGGTCAAGAAGACGCTTTGGCGTTTGGTGAAGAAGTAATGAAGTTCATCTATAAATGGACGTTTGTTGAGTCTGTTGATTATGCTGAAACATTTGGAGCATTCAAGGGTTGGGAATATGGAGACTATCGACCATTAATTGATAGAAGACAACTTCCACCGGAAACGCGAAAGAAGTATAAGGCAACAGGGATTAGAAACATTTGTTTGACTACTATTGCCCCAACAGGTAGTATTGGTTATATTGCAGATTGTTCCACCGGAATTGAGCCACATTTCGCGGCCCGCGTGTTCCGTATTGACGAGTCAAACCCTGAAGGCACATGGATTACTACCCCTCTCGCGGCACAATACCCTGAAGTATTCGTTACAGCCCAAGATTTGCCCATTGATGAGCATATTGCTACTCAAGCGACATTTCAAAAGTGGGTGGATTCGGGCATCAGCAAGACCATCAATATGGATAGTGAAGTTACTATTGAAGATGTTAAACGGGCATATATGCTTGCTTGGGATGCTAATTGTAAAGGTGTGACTATTTATCGAGATGGGTCCAAATCTAAACAGGTGTTAAATACTAATGATAGTACATTTAAACCAAAGGACTTAGATGATATTAGCGAGGCGGTTAGATTTAGATTACCTGCTGAGGGATTAGATGATGAGTTTATTTATATTACGGTGTCTCATAATAGTAATCAACCTATTGAAATGTTTGTGAATTATCCTTACTTAAATAGGCCTTCAATCGAACACACTCAAAAGCGAGAACAATTAGATAGTATTTCTAGACTTATTTCTGTTGGACTACGATACCATATTCCGTTAGATAAATTGATTGAACAATTAGAGAAATCAAAGGGTTCTATGCGTGGAACAGTAGCACAGATTTCAAATGTATTAAAAGAATTCGCATCAAGAAGTGACGACCCGTATACTGAAAAATGTGTAGATTGTGATAATGGGAGTATGATATTTCAAGGTGGTTGTGCGACCTGTAATGAATGTGGACATTCTGAGTGTGGTTGATATGTGGTGGGATAATAAATTTAAAGATTGGGCTAAGTTTGAAGAAACCATTGAAGAAATGGTTAAAGAAAATAAATATATTGATGGACAATTTGTATTAGATGTTATGGATAAAAGCATGGATATTGTTGATTGGAAAGATAGAATAGATTTCGTATTAACTAGAACTTTTAATGGGTTCAAACACCCATCAGGAAAATTTGCATATACGCATTTTATCACAACAGCAAATGCGATAGAAGATAGATTAGATTATTATAGAAAAAACTCGGAGGAAGAAGAATGAATTTTGAAGGTTATAAAGAATTAACAGAAATGAATAAAGGACAAATGGTTGACTTTTTTAAAGACCAACTGTGTCCAAGTAGAGTGCGTGGTGCTAATAAAATTATAACAGCCACTAATACAGTAAAAAGAACTGGCATCGACAGCAAATCAATTGATTATGAGTTATTAACAACTTATTCTCAATCAACAATAGGGACTAATATGAGTCTACATCGGCCTGTAATTGGTGATACTGAATATACATGGGGAGAATTGAAAAAACATCCTGCGGATTTATTACGAGTAATGATTTATCAATATCTTAAACAACAGGAGGCAAAGTAATGGAAACTTTTAGATACAGAATTACCTTTTTACGCAGTAGTGGTAGCGTTTGGGTTCAAGATTATGATAGCCCAGAAGCAATCGCTAGAGACATTGAATCACACATTGAGGAATACCCTCATATCATTGTTTCAAAACAGCGTATCATAAAGGATGATTAAAATGAGTAAAGACCCTGATTATGTAAAGAGCAGACGCTCCTATATGAAAAGAATTGCTACTAGATGTAGGCTTTGTGGTAAGCAATTGCTTGACCCTATGGAAGCAAGAAAAGAAGTGCACGAAGGGTGTATTAAACAATATAAGCGTAACAGTTATGGAGTGAAATAAATGACATATGAACGATTAGACATTTTTACACCAGATGATTCTGGAAGAAGTTATTCTACCTTTGTTGGAGTAGATGGAGAAAATATGATATGGCAAGAACCACTTCGAGGATATCGACATCAACAACAATCAAATGGTATTCGGCCTAACTATTATAGAAATGAACATGAACCTACTATTAAAGCAATCAAAATTTGGCTTCAAGGTTATTTGGGTTGGGGCAAGAGTGGCCGGGAACAATTTAATGGTTTCTTTATTATTTCTAAGGGTATGGATAAAGCCCAAATTCATTGTTCAAAAATTGGAAATAAATATATGATTCAAGGGATGGTGACTACTAAAGATACTGCGATTACTGCAATTGCTCGGACTGTTTATCGTTCTTGTTTTGAAACTGATACTGCTAAATTAGAAAGGTATTGTTTCAATAATATCCTTTTACCTGAAAATGTTTCATACGCTCTAGAAAATAGAGCGCCGTATCATTGGTATAATAAGGGTATTAAAATTGATGTTCGATTTAATGTCAGAATGATTGCCGCAGATGAGTGCGCAATTGAAATTTCAGATGGTATTTGGGCTCCAATTTCAGTAAAGAAAATGAATACATATATGAATTATTATTGGAAGGGGCAGAAATCTTCGTCTTGGTTTAAGGCGAGATTGACGCCAAAGAAATTATGGGAAAAATTATTGCATAATGAACCGACTAAAGGCCAAACGAAAATGATGATTGCTTTTCTAGAACAGAACAGAACAGATGCTCTTGTTCAGAAGAGGGCATATGCATTGGTTAATGATTTAGAAAAACAATATCCTGATAGAATTAAAGTCTTTTGGGATGAAGAAACTGGAAAGCTAGTTAAGGCTATGTTGATTAAAGGTAAAATTGCTGATTGGTTAATTACTGATAATAAGTATAAATCTAATATTCAGGCAGTATCAACCTATGTCTATTTGAAACAGAATATTGATGGTATGAAAAAACATACAAGCGGTGTTTTTGCAGGTGGTATATTGAAGGGACCAATTTGTATTGATAATATGACGAAGAATTCTTCAATTGGTGACCAATTTGCAGCAAGAGCAATGGCTTTATTAAATGATAAAATTACAATAACATTAGTTAGCACCATTAATCATTATCTATCAGATGTTCATTTTGATGGTCAATATGAACATAGGATAAATTTTGGAGAAGTGAAATATGATGAAATTGATAAAGTGTGTAACAATAATAGTTGAAACTGATTCCCAAGACATTTGGGATGATTCTCTTAAAGATATGAAAGATATGATTAAATTAATGACTAATATTACAAGAAGGATTAAAATTATAAACATTGAGGATGTAAAAAAATGACAGAAGTAGAAGACATAATAAAATGCACAGAATGTGCAAGTAGAAATTTAATTATTGACGATTTTCGTGGAGAATTATATTGTTATGATTGTGGAGTAGTATTAGATGAAGATATTATTGAGACTACTTCGGCCGGGAGACAAAAACCGGGCGACCCACAATCTGAATTAAGTCATGAAAGAAATAGAGAAGGTTTTATTCTAGGTAGTACGGTTGGATATAGAAACCATGATGGTTCTAGCAATAATACTAAAATTGCTCGTTCTCTTAGACGAATGGATAAACGTGTGAAATTAACTGCTCAAGAACGTAATCAACAACGGGGATTAGTTTTATGTAATATGCTTGCTTCTGAATTTGAGACTAGCCATAATTTTAAAGAACAAGTATCTTGGAACTATAAAAAGATTCAAGTGGGTCAGGTGTTAAATGGTATGTCTTTAGAAATTAGAGCGGCTGCTATTGTGTACTATACGTTTAAGGATAATGGCATATCTAGAACTATTAATGAAGTGTGTTCTAAAAATAGTGCGCATCCAAGACAAGTAGCAAAATCTGCTAGAAAGATTGCATCATTTTTTAGAAAACCTTGGGTCTTATCACAAAAAAACATTGCGGTAGAAATTGAAAAGTATTGTAGTTTGTTGGGTGTTCATAGAGATTATACTAATGCCGCAATTAAAATTGGAATAAAGATGCACCAAATGGCAGAAGAAAGATTTATTACTGCTAACGTTGGATTTACAGCAGCCTGTATTTATTTAGCGGGGCGTTTAATGCCTCATGTTTCTATTAGAACTCAAATTGAAATTTCAACAGTCTGTAATATCACGGAAGTGACATTGAGAAATAATATGTTGAATTTATTAAAAATGATTAATTTAACTAGAGACGATTTAGAGGGATTAACAGTAGATAGTTTATTGGAAGGAGCGTATAAAAATGAAGAATGAGAGAAATATATTAATTATTGGAGCAGGTGGAATTGGAGGATATTTGATTCCACTATTAGATAAAACTGGGTTATATACGATGACAGTATCTGACCCTGACATTGTTGAAAAGAAAAATTTAACCTATCAAAACTTTCGCACTAAAGAGGTGGGAATGAATAAGGCGTCGGTTATGGATTGGAATTATGGTTCTGTTACAAGAGGAATAACTTATCCTATTCTAACAAGTAAACAGATTCAGAATTATGATTTGATTATTTGCTGTGCAGATAATTTAGATGTGAGAAGAATGCTTTATCGCGATGATGTTAAATGGTTGGACCTGAGAGCGCAAGGTAGAAATTGTGCCTTCATTTCCTTTAGAGCAGATAAGATGAAGCATGATGTTTTGTTGGCCGGACCTGAAGGTTCATTTAGTTGTCAAGGCAATTCATGGGATGGTTCAACAGCCGCTCAACATTTTTCACATTTGATTGCAGCAGGAATGGGAGCAGAATGGATTCACCGGTATTTCGCAGGTGATGATGTAGCAGATTTTAAGGTGGTGAATGTATGAGTTGGAAAGATACTTATCCAGAATTTAACGAGGGAAAATTATTAGCCCTGATTGTTATATCAGCACAAGACTACAACGCCCAATCAACACTTAAAACGATGGTGGATGGTGGAAGAGAATGAGCGATAAAGAATGGAAACGTAGGAGGCAATATCAATGATGGAAGAGACAAATATATTATTAGAGAAACTCAATACTTTAATTGAGAAAACTAATAGGATTATTATTACTGTTAATGTAGTGAATATTGTTACGTTAATAGTATTACTTATGGTGGTGATGAGATGAAAAGAAGAATGAGAATGAGAACATTAGTTAAATATGAATGTGAGAAATGTAATAAACTTTGGGGATTGCACCCTGAAAAATTAATCCTACGTGGAAGCGGGCCTATTTTTTGCGGCTATGATGGGAAAGGACATAAAAAATGGCGTTTAGAGGGTCATTGTCATTGTGGGACAGCATTTGCATATCCCTTTACAACAATGGCTAAATTGCACGAACAATACGGACGCGCATGGGCATATAATAAAGAAGGTGAATAAAATGAAATACAGAGATGAAAACGGGAAATTTATTAGTAAGGAAGCGTGGGAAACCATGCGAAAAGAAGAAAACAATAGTGGACGATTGATTTTAATGGGTATGATAGCATCTTTAGTGGTGTTGTATACTATTAATAATTTGGGGTGGCTTAATTGATTTCAAGTGATAGTATTGTAGTTATGTTAGCGGATTGGGAAGACCAAATCCGTGAAGCGTTCTTAATTACCGCTGATGGTAATTTTGAAGACCAGAGATTTCATGATGTTATTTGGGAAATGAGCCTAACAGCATTTGATATTCCACGAGAAGTTCAAGTGGTTATTGATGGAAAAATGAATCTTCATATTTCAGCGGGCGACCCCGGATTTGTATGGTTTGAAACACCACCAATAGGAATGTCGCTACCTATTGAATGTTGGATTCATACCCATCCTTTTGGTAAGGCTTATTTTAGTATGACTGATTGGAATACAATTCGCACATGGGAACCAATAATGCATTGTGCCATTGTTCTTGGAGATAGGGAATATATGATTTGGGCTAAAGGAATGTGTCAAACCTTATTTTTTGCAACTGTTGATATTCCAGATTGGGTTAGCGGGCAAACAACGCTTGATGATTTTATGGGTGAAGAAGAATGAAGTGCCTAAAGGATGGATTGGAACACCCAAGAATTCTTGTCATTTGTAATTGCCCGAAATGTGAGGTGAAGAGTAATGAAGTGTGAATGTAATGGTAGAACTTATGACTTAACTGTAACCGACTATATTTTGTGTATCGAATGTGGAGCACAATTCGCAATGGAGGTAGTAAAATGAAATGTCCTAAATGTGGTAGAGAAATGATTGAAGAACATGACCGAGGATATGATGGTAGGAATGTTCAGTTTTGGTATTTTTGGACATGCCCGAATTGTGGTTATGTGCATAATATAGATAATGATGGTGATTGGAATGAATGAGAAACTTTTAATAGAAACGGCAAATCGAGTTAGTGATGCTAATTCTGTTGTATTATGGAATCTGATAAATGTGTTTGATGACAGCAAACATGACATAAATGATTTGTATGCAGTAGCATTAAAAATGTTAGAAGAATTGGAGGAAGAAGAATGAAAGCGTATGGACATTGGGTGTTACTCCAACATACTAAAGATGAAACTGATTCTGGGATTATTAGTAATCAAGGGGCAGCGATGGAAGTAATTTCTGTGGGAGCAGAATGTCCACCATCCTTTCATAATTTAGTAGGTAAGAAAATCTACTATAAACAAAGCCGTTCCGCTATTGAGATGGGTGGCTATATTTGTATTGAATGTAGAGATGTGATGTATTCGGAGGAAGTAGTATGACTGAAATTTTATATGGTGAATCTGCAAGAGTGAAATTATTAGAAGGTATTAATTTAGTATCTGATACTATTAAATGCACGTTAGGGCCACAGGCTCGCACGGTAATTTTAAAACAAAATGGGGTTCCTGTCATTATTAATGATGGAGTAACTATTGCTAAGGCCGTTACAAGTGATGATGAATTTATTCAAATGGGAGTGGAATTGCTTCAACAGGTTGCTTCACAGGCGCAAGAGAATAGTGGTGATGGAACTACTACTGCTGCAATTATAGCACAATCAATTTGTGAATTTGCCCTTAATTCGATTATCGAGGGGGCCAATCCTATTAAATTAAAGGCCGAACTTGACTCCTTAGTAAAGGGTACTCTTCTAGAATTAGATAATATGGCGGTGCCTATTGATAGCCGAGAAATGCTTGAGAATGTTGCTAGTATTGCAGCGAATAATGACCCACAATTAGGAGAATTAATTGCTGATGTTGTCGAAGCCGTAGGAAAAGACGGTATTATTTCCGTCGAAGACGGTCATAGTCTTGAGACTACATTTGAAGTGATTGAAGGGATGGAATTAGATAATGGATTCATGAGTCACTTGATGGTTAATAATGATGATGGAACCCATTGTGTGTTTGAGGATTGTCTAGTCTTAATGTCTAATGAAACAATCAATAATTTCCAAGAACTTCTCCCTGTATTAGAAGTAGCAGTTTCAGAAAAGAAACCATTAGTCATCATGTGCAAGGAATTAGAAGGAACCGCTTTTCCAAACTTGCTAGTAAATGTAATGCAGAAAACACTTAAGGTATGCGCAATTAAAACGCCAGATTTTGGTGATGAGCAAATTGAAATTCTTAAAGATATTCAATCTATGATTGGGGGTCACGTATTCAATGCGGATTTGGGAGATAAGATTTCTAATGCGACTTTAAATGATTTAGGAGTGATTGATAAAATTAGCATTGGACGTTCAAAAAGCACATTAATTCATGATGCTAATGAGCATCAAAAAGAAAGTATTTCTGATAGGGTCTTTGCTCTCAATAAACAAATGGAGGCTCAAACTAACGATTGGTATAAAGAAAAAATTCATCGTAGGATTGGGCGATTATCAGGCGGAGTCGCTTTAGTAAAGGTTGGTGGTTCAACTGAAATTGAATTACGTGAAACTAAAGAGCGGTTGGATGATGCGTTAAATGCGACCACGGCCGCAATTCAAGAAGGCGTTGTTGTAGGCGGAGGATTAGCATTGTATAATATCTCACTATCTTTGGAATCTCCATATGCCTTTTATAGAACTGCTCTCCAAAGACCAATTAAGCAACTGGCTGATAACTCAGGAGTAGAACTAGATATAACTCAATTAGATGCTTGTGTAGGATTTGATGCTAATTCCAATACATATCGAGATATGTGGAATGCTGGAATTTTAGACCCAGTTAAAGTAACAAAAAGCGCATTGGTTACGGCGGCGTCAATTGCCGGATTGGTTATTACAACTTCAGTATTGATTGCTCCCGATGAAGAGGAATTACCTCCGATGTATTAGGTGATTATATGACAGATGGATTTGAAGTAAAAGGGCGCATTCCAAGAAGTGCTACTCAAGAAATTAAAGTAAAGCAAGGCGTATATTGGAATATACCAATTGTAGATATACGTTGGTATGAAGATGGTAAGCCTTCTAGAAAAGGAATAAGAATGAACATGAATGAGTTAAGACACTTAGTAAATATTTTAAGGAGGATTGATGATGGTCAGCAACGAAGAAATGAAACGAGTAATCAAAAAGACGAAGAAGAATGAACAATGGTCAGCGAACGCTAAAGCAGCGTTCCGCTCAAATATTGAAGCCCTAATGATTTATCTTGCTAAACGTTCAATTGAAATTAAAGAAGACCGATGGTTAACTAGTCAAAAAAGAGTTACTGGCGACGATGTAAATGCGGCGTTTGGAGAACTATGGCCAAAACTATTTAAAGGTGATACTAATGAATAAATTGAATTTTACAGAATTATTAAAAGGTGTGCAAGACGCACAAGAATATTTAGAAATGAATACTGGTAAGACCTTAGAGGAACTAGTAGATGAACATTATGAATCTTTACCATTTGCATTAGGACATATGTTAGGTATGAGAGATTGTTTAATAATTGTTCAACAGATGTTAATAGGTATGATGAATTCTGGTGAGGAAGAATGAGCCAATGGTTAAGAAAAAAGATTATTGCCATTATGGGTAATACCTATGTATGGTTAGATAAAGGGCTAACCCATGAAACGAGTCCTATTCTTGGTCAAGAAATTGATGAGGATTTTAAAAATATGTCAAGGTATGAATTGTGTAATCATATTGAGAAGAAGTTTGGTTGGGAGAAAGATGCTTTCTGGAATCTTGAATCAACTCAAAAGATTCGATTGTGTTGTCAAACTGCAAGAGATATGGAAATTAAGAATGAGAAGGTTATTCGGGTGTTAGAACAGACATTTGGTAATAATGGAACTAATGATTGGCAATATTTTAATAGAGGAAAGGGTGAAGAAGAATGACTAATGGTGAACTTTGTGTTACATTTATGTGGGTAGTTTTATCGTTATTAATGATAAGAGAATATATTATTTTAAAAGGTGAATTAAAATGAGTTGGATTAATTTTTGTAGAATGAATGAGGCTATTGAAGACCTAACCCCTACTGGCTCAATTAGAATTATTCGTAGGTCATGGGATTCTCTACCAGAAAAAGATTTAGTAGCATCGTTATTAACCCTAGAATATCCACAAAATAATCTTGGTCAAAGTAAGGCTATCAAGTGGTTAACTGCCTATTATGATGTGTTTGACGATGAGATTGAAACCTATGCTTCTATTTATGGTGACTTAGGAGAAGGTATATATTTCTTTGATGAAAGTGCAGATGATAGTGAATATAGTATTACTCAAGTATATGAATTATTAAGTGCTGATTGTAGTAGAATGGACGGGCAAGCCTTTACCTTATTCTGTAATATGTTTAATAATATGAGTGCTTTGGAAAAGAAGTGGTTTATTCGTTTTTGGATTAGGACCCTTAGACATGGATTCGGTCGAGGTAATTTTGTTAAATTGCTAGCACTTGTTTATGATAGAAAACAAAAAGATGTAAAACGTCATGCTATGTTTAATACATACACAGATATTACTTCTTGTTATATGGCTAATGAAGAACCTAGTGTAACATTAACTCATGGGAATTTCATTAAACCTATGTTGGCTAAGGCTGCACCTAAAAATAAATGGCCAAAAGAAAAAATCATTGAATATAAATATGATGGGGCTAGGTATCAAATTCATAGAAAGGATGATAGTATCATTATTTTTAATCGGAAGGGTGTAGTCGTGACTCACCAATTTGAAGATATAGTAAATATTATTAGTCAATGGGATATTAAGACTTTTATTATTGATACTGAAATTTATCCAGTTTTACCCAATGGGCGACCTGCGGTATTCCAAAAGATGAATGCTAGATTTCACAGCAAGAACCACGCCGAGGCTGCTTTAAAATGCCCTGTTAGCCTTGCTGTATTCGACGCTATGATGGTCGAGGGAGTTAGTTTGATGGATGAGCCTTTGAGCATTCGTATGGGCTTTATTGAGAGGTTCCCGAACCAAGCCTTGAGAATGCGTGATGCTGAAAATAGTATTGGTTTCTATAATCAGGCTATTTCAGATGGCTATGAAGGTATTATGATTAAGGCTTTAGATGGAAAATGGGAATCTGGAAAGCGTTCTATGAAATGGATTAAATACAAACCGCCTAGAATTGAATTAGATGTAGTAATTACTGGTGGTAGATATGGTGATGGTAAACGGTCTTCAGTCTATGGTTCATATGACATAGCCGTTGCTGATTCTGAAGGTGGTTTTATCCCTATTGGTTCTATTGGAACTGGGTTTTCAGATATGGATTTAATTAATCTAACCCAACAGTTAAAGAAACTAGTAACCAATTATTCTGATGGGCAATATACTTTTTCTCCTAGAATTGTTATCCAAGTGACAAGTGATTTGGTGACTAAAAATGAAACTGGTCAATATGGCCTTAGATTTCCTAGAATGATGAGAATTAGAAATGATAAACCCGTCAATGAAATAGATTCTATTGATACACTAAAGGAGTTAATGTAATGAAATACCATAAAATTGGCGACCCGGTTCCAATCGGGACAGATATATACATTGTTGAGAAAATTAAAGATGGTTATGTTCACCTTAGAAAATTAAATGCTAGGGGCAAAGCCAAGAAAATGTATTGGAGAGAAGTGCCTTACTTTGAAGAAGGTAAATTAGTTATTCCAACTATGGAAAAATTACCCTCATTTAATTCTAAGATTCATTTGGGGAGTTTCTTTAAAAAGAATTCGACTCTTCAAGTTTCAAAGGAATTTATTGCATTTGCCTATGAACACATTGAATCTATTTTACATGACCTATTACAATTAGCACACGATAATGCTGTGACTAAGGGGCATAAACGGTTATTACCGGCTCATTGGTATTTATTAGAATTAAGGCCGGGAGAAGGTAAAGGTTACATTGAGGAACAAAATGATTATGCTATTAAAGAATCAATTTGGATTCATAAAGATGAAGAGGCGAAAAAGAATGTTTAATGAAGATATTATGGATTGGGTGGAAAAGTTTGGGTCAGTAACCACCCACACTTTCATGGTGTTTGGTGATTTTACAGTTAAGGATAATGCTATAATTAATAAAGGATTAACATTAACTCTAGTAAATGAACGTTTTGATACTACTAGATATATACAATTAGTTAGAAAAGTAGAGAATGAAGAAGCAGAAGAATCAAATATTCAAAGGGGTTGGAATCTACAATGGGTGTTTCCCGGTGATTTCCAACATGAATTTGTCCCAATGTTAATTAGTGATGGCTTAACCCATTTAAGATTAAAACATGAATACCTTGGTATGTTTAGGAGTGATGTAAGTGTTTAATACACATCAGATTCAAGGTATTTTATTATCCTCTGCTAGACCAGAATTAACTATTTATCGTAATGATAAAAAGAATTTGGGATACGAAGTAAGAGTCAGAGTATTCTTTAGAGCAGATAATGGAGAATTTTTAATGCTTCTTAAAGACGCATTAGATGAATTAAATGTCACCTGTCAATTCAGAGATAAAGAATCCAAAGTTAGGCCTAAACCTGTATTGTGGGTATCAGGAATTAATAATCTATTAACTTTATGTAGATTGGTTCCCTCACTTCCTGATTCTAAAAATCAATGGGCGCCTTTTATTATAGCCATAGATTTAATTTGTGATGGAGAACATACTACTCAAGAAGGTTTAGACCGACTATTAACATTAAAGGGTGCATTATGAGTTTAATTGATTACAATAGACCAACCCCAAAATTATTAGTGGGAAAACCAATGACGGGCAAATCCACAAGAGCAATTAAGGAATTGGATAACCCAATTGTAATGTATGCTAATGATATACCTATTGATATATATTCACTTCCAACTGAAGTAGGGATTATTATTGAAGATGTGCATTTTAAACCTGATGTTGATTCCATATTAGAAATATTGCGAGTTTATCAGGGTGAGATTATTATCACTTCCATAAATGAAAAGGATGTTCCTAAGACAATTAAAATTAAATGTCAATTGAAAAGGATGAAGGGGTCCATAGGGCGGGATAAAATTAAAAATATTGCGCCTAATTCTGAAGACCCTGATAATAAAGATAAAGAGATTTTTGAGTTAACTCAACAGTTTCTTAAGAATCCTGATAGAGATTATGTTGCAAATATGTTAAAACATAATAAACCTAGTATAACACAATTAATGATATGGGTTGGAGAAAACCTACCTGCTGCTAAAATAGCATTCATTGATAGTCATATTAAGTGGAAGTGGTCTTCTGCATATCTATATGAAGTGTTAGCCTATTGTCATAGAGGTAATCAATATACAAAAATGAATTTTCCCTCAAGGGGAAAATACGATAAGACTAATCCTATTTATAGAAAGATTGGTTTAAAACAGAACGAAAAGTATCTTCTTAAAGATTTACTAAAGGATGATGCGTTTAGAGAATATGCCAAAGGGAAATTATCTCATCAACAATGGAGGTTATTAGGCTATGGTGAAAAGAAATTACGTAAAAATAAAGAATATAAACAAACTTCTGATATTGATTTGAGGATGTGGACAAATGAAACGTAAAGGAAAAAAGATGCAAAATGGTATGGTTTTACCTGAAGGATTAACTTCGTCAAAACCAACCACTTTATATAAAATTATGAAAATTTTAAAAGAAAATGGTGAATTAAGCAAAGACGCCATGTTAAGTAGAATGAAATTGCGATGGAAATATTATCCTGATGCTAAAAAATTAGTGGCTATTTTACATAAAAGAAACGATGTATTCACTTGGAAATTAGATAGGAAAATTAAGATATATAATCTATTGGAGGAATGGAGAAATGCTATGGACTGAAAAATATAGACCTAATACAATAAAACAAATTATGGGAAATGGGGCATTTATTGAAGATGCAGGTACTTGGATGGAAAATCGTGATATTCCTAATTTATTATTATATGGCCCTGCCGGAACAGGAAAAACTAGTGCGGCAATTGCTTTAGCAAAGGACGTATTAAAAGAGGATTTTGAATTAAATTTTCTAGAATTAAATGCTAGTGATGACCGAAGATTAGAAACAGTCAGAACTAAAATCAAAGAGTTTGCTGCAACCGGTAAAATGGGTAATGTCCCATATAAAATTTGTCTATTAGATGAAATGGATGGGATGATTATTGATGCACAAAATGCTTTAAAGCGAATCATTGAACGGTATCATACTAATATTAGATTTATTATTACTTGTAATGATAGAAATAAAATTATTTACCCTGTGCAATCTAGATGTGCGAATTATTTTTTCAATTTAATTCCTTCATCCACAATAGCATTTACACTTGAACGTATTTTAGTCTTAGAAGGACTCCCTGTGATGGATAGAAAGATTTTGGAGCAATTTGCCGAATCTCATCATGGTGACTTAAGGCGGTCTATTGGTGAATTACAAGCAGCGGCGTCGAGTGGGAAGGCCTTAAATAGCCATAAGTCGGAGGCACTTTCGACGCATCGGGTCCTTCTTGGACTTTTGATAAACAGAAATCCTAAAGCCCTAACGGAAATACATAATATGCTATTTTCGGGCTTATCCGTAAAGGATGTTTGTCATGGCCTCCATGACGTATTATTGAAAGAGGATTATGATAATGAAACGAAGTATAAATTTTTAAGAATTATAGGAGAAACAGAATATAGAAGTAACACCATGACGCCACGAATTGTAGCATCATGGATGGTAGCCCAAATTTGAGGTGATTGAAATGAACATGAATGAAAAAGTTAGAAAAGAACTGACACATGCAGCGGAAAATCTAGAGATGGATTTCTCCGCAATTGAAGAAAAATGGAATGAATTGTGTAGTGACAATAATATGGTTGACGAAAATGACTCTAATATTGCACTATCGTTATTTCGACAATGGCATTCTGGAATGCGACGAGTTGCATCTTCAGGAGAAGCACCAAAACAGAAGACAGGTGGAGATAATCATACGGTATTTGGATATGTAGTCGCTAGTGAAGAACTACGAGACTTTGAAGAATACAATCGTGATAAGTTACGAGTAGAAATTATTCGTGATGCAAATGCTGCGTTCAATGCGGGAAAGTTTGCTCGCGTGACTCAACTTGCAGATGGAACTTATGAGGTTAGCCAAATCATGAATAATGAAACTATAACTCGACCGCTGAATAATACTGAATTACCTGAGTCTACTATGGAAATTGATGGTAATTTGATTGTTCCTATTGATAACCAACAGGAAAATCCGTGGGGAGTAAATAAAAAGTATGGACACCCTAAGCCCCTGAATAACTTTCAGCGAGCGGTTCACTTTATTGGTTCTTTGAATGGTGGAACCATTCAATATTGGAGAATTGGTTTGAAGAACGAAGTGGCTAAGAATTGGAATGTTGAAGAACAACGTGCTGTGTATATTGATGTGTATGCAAATTCTGAACATTTAGATGCAGGTAATCTATACAATCCTAACTTGGAAAGTGTCATCTACAATGATGAATTGGAAACCCCTCAACCTGCGAATAATGATTTGCAGACCTTAATTGGTGAAAATATGCGTGGCTTTGTTAGTCCTTTAGTTCAACTAGAGCATTACCATGTGAATAATAAGTCTCGACCAACGAAAGAACGTATGGTTGTGACTGATGGAAACGTCACAAATATGTATATGAATCCCAATACTAATGGTAATCGAACGCTGTATATTTCAGATTTGAATGCAGATTACGATTATGATGGTGACGGTTATTCATCAACACCGTGTTGGGTTCCTGAACACATTAACTTGGACTTTGGTATTGGTAGCCATGTGTTAATTATTGGCCGCTCCAATCAAAGTATGAATCAAGATACTGGACAGATGAGACAATGCAGCATAAATGTATTCGGTGTAATTGTTCTCAACCGTCGCGGTTCGCCAAATCAAACTACTGATAGTGGCGAGCAATATAGTGGTTGGTTCTGATTAGATTAAACGTGTGTAAACGTCGGCGCGAAAATGACGTTTGGTGGGGTGCGAGGCCCCATAGGAGTGATAACTATGAATTTTCTTAGAGTACATAGAGCAATTATTGACAGAACTGAAATTGAAACTGTAGAATGGAATCCCGTGAATAACGAACTTCCATCAGACGAAAAAAACGAACTATACCAAGTCCAATTCCATATGCGGAGCGGAAAGAAATTTACGAGAAGAATATACCAAAACCAATTAGATACGATTTTAAATTTATTTGAAGGAGATGAATAAAATGAGTTGGGCAGCAACAACAACGACACAAGCGGTGTCAGAAGAAAATCTGTTAGAGATTATTAAAGCAGAAGTAACTCAAGAATTAGAAGCAATTCTTGAAAGACAAAGAGCACATTTATGCTGTTTGATTTACGGGGATGCAAAAACTGGTAAATCTGGTTTAGCATTAGATTGTAGAACGACAGAAGAATTGGATAATGATGCCATTATTATGGTGTTAGATTTTGATAATGGAGTCGAACCCACTTGGAGAACGAATTGGGATTCCGACCCAAATATTAAAATCTTAAATCCTATTGCTAGAGATGATGAAGGATTCCCTAACTTAGATAAAACGGTTAGAAGAGCAGAAGCCTTTATTGCTATTGCTAAGGATTATCTGAATGAAGGAAAAACTGTCAAATTCATTTTTGATGGTATTGACCGTTGGCTACGACTTGCTATTTATGCTATGCCTATCGACAAAAGGGCCACAAAAATTCAAAAGATGCCAAGAGAATGGGGAGTTAGAAATTTAGCATATGAGCAATTAGTGGAAAAGGTTACTGATGGATTAGACTGTGACCGATTCTTTATTACTCACATGAAAGACAATTATGAAAATAATATTGTGGTAGGTAGGGGTCCGAATATCAAGGAGCAAACTATTGATAAGGTGACTCAAGTCATCGAAGTCAAATCAAATAAGTTAGGAAAGAAACACACTTCAACCGCAACAATTGTTGCAAGTAAAACTAACACCGAATTGGTTGGGAAAACCTTTGATTTCTTAATTATTGATGATGGAGAAGTTACTTGGACAGCAATTGAGGAATTGCAAAAAGGTGAACTTTGATGCAGATTACTTTAGCAAAAGAAGTTTTCGTTGAAGCATTTAAAGCCGTGGAAATGAAAGGGAAGTGGTTTACATCAACAGGATTAAAAAGTGAGACTTTGGGTAGTTTTGTAAAAATCGTTGCTAAAGAGGATAATCCTAGAAGGGGTTTACATTTCATGAATGCTAATAATCAGACATTCGTAGATTATTGGATTCCTATGGATGTTGAAGTAAATGAAACCGTGGTCTTAGATATTTCTAAAGCAATGAAGTATCTAAATACGATGAGTGATTTCGTAACATTGGAAGCGGGCCAACATGGTTGCCTTTTTACATCTGAAAGGAAAACATCAAAATTTCCTTCAAATGTAATTCATCCGAATAATGGTGCGTGTGAAAGTTTTTTTCGTGCTTCACAAAATATTGACCAAGAAAATTATGAAATTGAATGGGGTGAATTTCCAATAACTTCCGGATTTGTAATCGAGGCAAAGGATTTCGCTAAGGTGATTAAGTCATGTGAAATTGTTGGACATGGAGTGTATAAATTACAGGTAACAAATGATGCCGTATTAATCACTTCGTCAATCAATACTAGTGAATTGTATAGTGAAAATATTGCTACTGCACATCATTTTGGCGAAGCGACCGTTGAATATACGGGGCCGATTCATTCGGCATTTAAGTCTGGATTCATTACATTTTATTTTAATGATGAGTCGTTAGTGGTAGCAATTTCAGATAATGTGTTAGTAGCAAGAGCGCCGTATGTGGTGGTATAATGAGTTATGAAGAATTTAATAATATGGTTCAGAATATGAAGCCTGATAACGATTATGAATATAGATTATGGTCAATTGCTTATGAGATAGAAAGGGCTCTTAAAGAATTAAAGTTTAGAAACTCATGGAGTGCAGGGAACGCTGAAAAGCATTTGTTAAAAACGATAAATAAGTTTGATATGAATACTCCAACGGAGGAATTGTAATGGGAAGAATGAAAGAGATTTATATTATGTGCATGAATGGTGATAGTGAAGAAACTATTGCTAAGTGGATTATGAAGCATGGTGCTTCTAAACCTAATGAGCAAAAGGCATTAGAATTGGCTAAGATTTTTAAGAGTCAAGTAAAGACTAATGAGGAATATGAAGGAGGGGTTTAAAAATGGAAAACGATTTAGAAGACAAGTTAATTGCAGAATTTAGAAAATGTGTTCGATGGTATGGACCAATTACGGAAATAGATGTGAATTTGAATACTGTTTGGTTTTCTAATGAACATGGTGAAGAATATGTTATATTAATTAATAAGGTGGAATAGAAATGATTATTTGTCAAACGGAATCTAACGGCGCGATTAATATTAGATGGCGAGATAAAGAAGGTAATAGAGAAGAGTCTACAATTACAGATTTTAATCCATACTTCTTTATCCCGGTATTTGCCGATGAACCAGATTTTTATGAGGTTAGTCAAAGTATTGGAGGGCGAAGAGTTAAATTAGAATATCCATATTTGTATGAGGAAGGAGATTGGTTTAGCCTTCAGCAAAAACCTTTAAAGAAAGTAAAGGTTGTTAGAGCCGGAGACATTTATAGTGCTAGAAAGTATTGGCCTAAGACATATGAAGCAGATGTTCCTTTTCATTATAGATATTGTATTGATAAGCTAGAAAAATTAGAAGAGTATAACTTACGCAAATGGTATTGGGATATGGAATGGATTAATAATGACCCTGAACATGGAGATGCGATTACTTGTATTGTTGTGTATGATAATTACAATGAGAAATTCACAACTTACTTTTGGCTTCCGAAAGGAATTCATGAACATATGGGAGATGCCCATGATAGTGAAAAAGAAATGCTTGAGGCATTTATCGCTGATATTCAAGAACAAGACCCTGATATGCTAATTTCATGGTTCGGGTCAAAGTTCGATTTACCGAAACTGATTCATAGAATGAAGCATAATGATATTGACCCTAGAGGGATTTCTCCTTATAACGAAGTAAAAGGAATTAACTTGGGAGAATTATCTAAAAAGGTAGATAACTATTCTCCCATTGAACAACCTATCAGGGGAAGAATTACTCTAGATTTGGATTTAGCATTTGAGCGCCAATGGAATGATGCTCAACGTGGAACATTACCTTCATTGGCTCTTGACTATGTTTCTGAAACAGTATTAGGAGAAAAGAAATTAGTATCTGAGAAGTTTCCCGACAAGAACGAATTTTTTAAGAGAGGATGGTTGGAAGATACTGAGAGATACCTTGAATATGCTCAAGTGGATGTTGATTTAATTCGCCGGCTTGATGATGAAATGGGACTCAGCGAGGGGATTATATCTTTGCAAAGACTTTTGATTGCACCCTTTGATGCTTGCTTTTACGCGTCAAACATGGGGTCAATTTACTTCATGCGGAACGCTGACTGGAAGGCTCCTACGGGCGATAAATCACAGGTTAGAGAAGAATATGATGGGGCATTAATTTATGACCCTATGGAGCATGGAACCAATGGTCTTCATATTGGTGTTGCAGCATTTGATTACGCGGGACTATACCCTAGTATGATGTTAGCGAGGAATATCAGTTGGGAAACTCTATCTCCACGTAAAACAGATTTTGCTGTGAATTTGAAAATTCCAAGGGACTTCTCAGAAGTAACTGAGAAAAAGATGGTTTATTTCAAAACTGATAAATTGGGGTTATTGCCTCGTTCTGTATTGGAATTGAAAACACTTAGGGATAACTACAAGAATAAGATGCGGGCCGCAAGGTCCGTGGGGAATACGAGGGAATATACTAAATGGAATAATAGCCAAATGGCCGTTAAGAGATTAATGGCGAGTTTTTATGGAATTGTAGCATATCAGGGATTTGGTTGGGCTAATGTCACATTAGCGGCTTCAATCACAGCAAGTGCAAGAGAAGCCATTAGAGCAGCAGCATTTAAAGTAGGTGAAATGGATGAGCAGCACATTGTATAAAAAACGAATTAGAACTGAAGCAGAAAAATTGCGTATTTTTACTAGTGCGGACATTATGCAACAAGTAAATAATTATCCTAATATGTCAGGGGTAGGCAGAACAGCGTATCAAATTACTATTTTTCAAGTAAATAGTTTATTTAGGACTATTCCTAATATTCAGATTAAAGTTCCGGGAACGAAAAAAATTCCTCATGTTTGGGAATGGATTAGTGATGAAAAATGAAAGTAGTATATGCACACACAGATTCAATATATGTTCCTATCAAGAATGTAGAAACCGCAGAAAGTATCTGTAAAAAACTGAATAACCATGTTAAAAAACTATTCCCTAATTTACTTAATTTGCCAGAACATCCTGTAAGTTTAGAATTTGAAAAATATTACGATGGTTTAGGAGTAGGAACTAAAAGAAATAGAAATGCGGGTTTCATTTCATGGAAAGATGGAGAATATTTAGATGAACCTGAGTTTGTGGTTACAGGATATTCTATGAAAAGAATTGCAGAAAATAAAATAGCAAAAGAATTTCAAGGGAATCTTCTTAAAATGTGGGCAGGTCAAACCCCTAAAGAAACTATTATCAAATATTGTAAAGAGCAATATAATCATGTCAAAAAAGGCAGAGTAGGCATTCAAGGAATAGTTAAACGAGGCCGAGTGCGTAAATCATTATCAGAATATAAACAGGTTTCGGGAGGTATTGCTGGCGTTTGTTATTACAATCAATACTTAGACCAAGACAATCCTATTAATGATTCCTTTTTCTATATTCAATGTTCCCATATTAACGGACCAACAACAATCATCTTACCAAATGGGAAAGAAAGAGTGGCGACCTTCATCGCTGTAAAAGAAATGAAAGAATTTGATGAACGATTTACTATAGATTGGAATGCTTATGCACATAAATCTATTGTTCAAAAGGCAATTCCTATTTTTGAAGCGATGGGCTGGGACATAAAAGAATTTATTATTGATGAAAATCAAAAGAGTTTAAGGGAGTGGTTATGATGTTCTGGAAAAAAAAGAAACCCACTATCAATAAACATTTTAAAAAGAAATTGATTGAAGAATTGGCTAGGCTAAGAAACGATAGTCTCTTAGTAGTCAAGGATGTTGAAAAATTAATTAAGAAAATCAAGGAGGAAAAACTATGAATTATGTAAGAACATACGGACATGAAAATGAAGAAGGAGAATGGGTTAGGCCTATTCCAAAACCTGAAGATGAATACACTTATCAATGGAATCCTGAATGGATTAATGACCCAACAAAACCTATTTTAAAGATAACTAAATCCTCACTTGGTTCGTTTAAATGGTGCAATAAACAATATGAGTTTTCATATTTAGACCGACGGCCTCAAGACCAAACTGAAGCCATGTTAAAAGGAACAATTATTCATGATAATTACGAAGATTTCTATAAACAAGTTGATATTAAAAAGGCAGAAAATATGTCTTTCTTAGAAATTAACAATTATTTTACTGGGCTATTTCCTATTTCAGATTACACAGACTTGACTGACACTATCGCAGCGTTTGAAACACAGCGATTTGTTGATGCTATTAAGGAAGAAAAATTAGAAGAATTCTTACCTGAAGGGAATGAACTGATGTTAGACGCAGCAGTTTTAATTACTAGAGACACCAATCCAAAATATCCTTTAAGTAGAGATTATACAATTCATCTTCAAGGAATCATTGATAGGATTTATACTGAAGACGGTAATTCTATTCCTTTTGAATTAAAAACTGGACCGTGGAAAGACACTAAAAAAACTGGTATGCGACGAGAAATGGCATTCTATAAAATGCTAATGGAAAATTCTCCAGATTGGGAAGGAACAATAACACATTGGGGTTGGTATTATCCTGCTAGTAATTATGTTTACGTTGAAGAAGTTAATAAAAGGTCTGAAACTGCGATGAAAAAATCGCTTGCTGAAATTATTCATTCGTATGAACAGAATGATTTTAAACCATCATATTTCCATAAGAAGTGCGTCCATTGTTCATATGTTGGGATTTGTCCGGCAGCGATTGATGCTGAATTAAATAGTGGAGGCAGTTGGTTTTGAACATAGAAGAATATATTATGAATAAAGAGTGGAAGTTTTCAGAATTATTACAATTAACTGACACTTCAAGAGAAGTGGCTAAACAATTATATCAATCAGCACACGCTTCTGAAATGCTTGAAGAACTGTGGGATAAAAAAATTGACGCTAATGATATAACTTTAGGTGAATTGTATCATCAGATTGTAATGGACCATTTAACAAAACAAGTAATGGAGGCTTTCAAAAAATACTTTGAGTCTGCAACTGTTAGTTTTGATAGACCAACTTTATTAGAAGCACAAACTGGAATTGTGGAAGAACCAAAACCCACACCACCAAAACCAAAAACAATAAATAAAAAACTAAATACTGATGGAACAGATTTACCACCGGGCGTTGAAAGAATATGAAATTTCCTAGAGAAGTTTGGGCAGGTAGCCACCTAACCAAAAAGCAACAGTTAAAAAGGCAGATGATAAATAATCGAGAAGAATTTGTAACTTTCTTAAAACGATTTAATAATAAAATGAATTGCTATACTAGCGTATATGATTACAAAAGATTTACTAATAATCAAGCCTATGTATCATCAGTAGTTTTAGATAGACTTTTCTTAGATTTTGATTCACACGGAAAACCATTGAGGCTTTCACTAGAGGACGTTAGGTCTGTAATTGCTTATTTAGATGAAAAGAATTTTACATATGAAATCTACTTTAGTGGTAATGGTTTTCATGTATTTGTATATGGGACTGTTGCTGATTCGATTAGAGATATTCAACAGTTTTTCTATATGCTATATCCTAAAGCGATTAACAAAACATTGGATAAATCCGGCGTTCAAACGCGAAGACTTCGACGTGTTCCCAATACCGTTAATATGAACACTAACGATTTTCTATTCTGTATTCCTCTTGAAAAGGAACATTTACAGTCTATGGACAATATCATCGCTTTAGCGAAAGACCCGCCTTTCTCAGCCCCTATTCGCTACGGAAATCAGCCGGTCATGTGGCCGAAGGCCCCTCTATTTGCCTCCGCCCCCATAGAAATTAGCACGGTTGAGAGGGTGGGAAAACTTCCAATCATCCCTTGTTTGAACAATAGCATTATGGTGGAGAATCCTACTCATGAGGCTAGAGTTTACCTTGTTTCTTGGTATAGAACATTATTAGCAGATAATAAAAAATGCTATGATTATGAAAAAAACCAAGAAATCCTCAAAATAATTGTGGATGAAATTAAAAACATTGCATCAAAGGAAGGGGTTTGGTTAGATTGGAATGAAGGAGTAACTACTCATCATGCTAATTATACAGTATCAAATGATGGTGGCTATATGGCGCCAACTTGTGAAAAATTAATTAGTGAAGGGTATTGTGTAGGAAAATGTTGGAGATACCCGGAGGTATAAAAATGAAATTAATAATAGATAGTAGAGAAAATTCAACTCTTGCCAAACTTATTGAACAAAAGGCAACAAGAATGGGAATTAAAAAGGAGAAAAAATGGTTAGAAGTGGGCGATTATATAATTGGTAATGTTTGCTTTGAGGCTAAATCAGCGGTGGACTTTTTAGGGTCTATTTTGAATAAACGGCTTTGGACCCAAGTGGATAATATGGATAAATGGTTTGATAAAAACTATGTAGTAATATATGGGTCAATAGAAGATGCCCTTTCAAATATGAAATACATTCAAAAATTTAGTGATATTAATCCAGAGGTTACTAAAAATACATATAGAATGAGGTTTAGGGGGGCAATAGGCCGTCTTAGATTAGATTATGATATTGGAGTTATTTGGAGAGATAGAGTAG